GTTCATATCAATGGATATCGGTTTATCGGTTTCCTTTTCCATGAGTGTTTTACCATGCCACATCTTGACAGATAATGACTTAGCGAAACGCTGAGCCATTCCTCCGGGAACAATATTTGGATCTCCCATTACAAAGCCCACTTTTTGCCTATACTGCTGTATATACAAAATCGTTACAGGATTGTTGAACGTTCTCAGAGCGTATGTCTGACTGGATACCCACTTCCTCATAGCCAAGTTGACTAATTTGGCAAGCACTCCCATCGTCGCTTCATCAAATCCCTTTTTAATTTCTGTCATCGGTGTCATGGCTGCAATGGAATCAACGATGATTAAATCGACACTACCGGATCTTATCAGGGCGTCTACAATCTCCATAGCTTCCTCTCCGCTGACAGGCTGCGAGAGCAGCAAGCTATCTACGTCGCAGAAGTTAGCTGCCCACTTCTTGTCTATGGTACCTTCCACGTCGACATACGCGCATAATAGTCCCTGTTTCTGAGCCTGTCCTATTACTCTTAAAGCCATCGATGTTTTCGAACTTGATTCATCTCCCACGAATTCGGTCAACCTTCCTTTTGGTATTCCGCCAAACGTAGCTATGTCAAATGCCATTACTCCCGAAGGAATCCTTTCCACCTGATACCATGTATCGGATGAAGCCACTGCCACTATTTTTCTTTCTGATTTGTCGCCTTCCGCAACGAATTTTTTATCAAGAGCCTTCATTACATCTTTCAGACCTAAAATCTTTTTGGCTATCTCAGCCTTGGTCTTTTTATCAATGATCGGCTCCCTGCGTATTATTTCGCCGGTCTCTTCAATTACTCCCTTCTTAACCATTTCCTCAGCGACTACACCTGTCGGTTCGATAGATCTCGGTCCGACTAATTCCTCAATAACTTCCCCGATAGCTTTTTCAGCCACGTCCACTGCCACTTCCATAACCTTAGTCTTCTCAGACTTAATCACCACTTTCGTTGGTTCTTTAACCTTTTCTACCTTTGCCATACTTCTCCCAATGTCTTACAAAATGATTTCTGAGCGCAACGCACTCGGTTGCGCCCTCTCTCAATTACCAAGGCTTTTCTTCTTCTTCGACCTTTTTCTTACCACCGCTTGCCGTATCTTTTATTTCAGCTACATGCTCGGTGATTAGCGATTCAGTGTAATCCGCAATGACCTTGTAGAGTTCATCGACATCTTCTTTATAGCATGGCATTTCTACCATGATATCAACTCTTACCGATTCGAAATTTCCCATGTTCAGAGTAGCTCCGTATTTCACGGCAACCTTTGCTGGCTGAGTCAGGAACCTCATGATCGGAGTATCTAGCGTCTTGGTAGAAAACTTAGTTGGTTCTTCCTGTTTCGCGATGTGGTAACTACGTTCAATAGTTATCTGCCCCTTCATCTGTACCGGCACTATCTCGGGTTCAGGTACTTTACCCACTGTCTCGATTATTTTGCCAGCCGCAGTAACTACTTCCTTTCCCACTGGAGGCGTAATATGTTTTTCCGCCTCTACAACAGGAACTATTGCAGGTTTTGGATCTTCTTTCACAGCCGTCATAGCCTCCTTCAGCTTTTCTCCTGGACTTCCGAACGTCTTGCCCCAAGGTTTCTCACTATCCGGATTTTCCGGATCAAATTCTTTCGGATCAGCAGGTTCTTCTACATGACCAGCTTTCGGCTCGAATATTCCCACGTCCTCAAGTATGTCCGCTGCGGAACGTTTTTTTTCAGCACCTTCTTTCGGTGTTACTTTTGCCATCTTATTTCCATCCTTTTGATTGATACAATTTCATTCTCTTTTTATACATTTTTACGCACAGACCTATGCTCTTATCGATGAAGTCAACCACTATCGGTTTCTTCTTCTCATCGCAGGCTCTTAAAATTCTTCCTATTGATTGCAGTACGCTACTCATGGGCGTTGCCAAGAATATCGTATCGAGGTCAGGGATATCTAAACCTTCGGACGCCATCGTATACGTCGAAAGTATAATGTCTTTTGTGGCTGAATTATCGAGGGCTGTCTGAGTCATTCCGCCGACATATTTGCCCATCGTAATTCTCAAATCCATTCCCCGAGACTTCAATATCGCAGTGATATAATCTTTCAAGATGTCAAGCTGTTCTAATCTGTGCGACATCGTGATGGACTTTCTGCCCGCCACCGCCGCGTCTACTATCTGATTCGCAATCACTTGATTTCTTCTCTGATGTTTCCCAAGCATCGTCATTAAACGTCCCATAGGGATTACGTCGGGATTGAAACCCTCTCTGAACTTCACTTCATCGAGGAAAACTCTTTTTATTATCGGCGCCAGATTCTCAACGTTGTATTGAGCCAGCATCGGACCGATATGGTACATGAATACATTCTTAGTGCCATCTTTTCTATCAGGAGTAGCCGTCAGGGCTAGTCTGTACTTTGCGCTGAACTTTGGACCTGCCAAAGAAAATGTTGCAGCGGACATACGATGGCTCTCGTCAGTTATGACAAGACCAAATTCATCGTAAATCGAAACAGGATAACTATCTTTCATGGCCAGCGAATGCACCATTCCTAATACAACATGCTTATCTTTCACATCGCAAACGTTCTGCTGAATCCTCCCAACCCTCGCGCCCGGAAGAAATGCTGGTATCCCTTTAGCAGGATTTCCGAGGATCTTCTCTGTCCACTGATCCATCAAAAATTCCTTATGTACTATTACCAGAGTCTTGAGACCGAGCATACTTGCCAGATACAACGCGAATATTGTCTTGCCCCCTCCGACCGCAAAGTTTACTAGCCCGCCCAAGTGCAACTCGTTTTTCATAGCCGAGATGACATCAGGTGCAAACTGTGCCTGTACCGGTCGTAACGTACCAGCAAACGAAGGAAAATCAACTCTTGTGCCCTCTGAAACCCTATATTCAAATTCAACGTCTGGTCTTCCAGAAAACACCTTCATTGCATAGTAGCGCGGTATAACCACGTTCCCGTACATGTCCTCGTGCCATAGCTCTACCTTGAAGTTTCCATATCCCATGTCGATACTGACAACCGTAAGTAGCTTACGAAGCTTGTCCATATTAACAAGGTGCTTGGGAACTATTGCTTCCGCGCCGATTATTATTTTTGTTTTCTCAGCAACCGGTATGTCGATTGCCAGCTGACTTTCAAACATCATCTTATCCGCAACACCATTTGTTTGTAGAATACAAAGACTCCCCTGCGGGAGCCTTCTTGAAAAGGACTCTAACTAAAACGGAACATTATCCGAGTCATCAGCTACTGCAGCTACGACAGGAACTTCCTTTCCCGCATTTGCATACGGATCGGGTTCAGCCATGCTCGCAATGGTTGCAAGGGCTTCATGTTCCAATGGCTTGCATTCTTTTTCGTAATCGAATACAGTAGCCTTCGGATTGTATTCCAGCGGATTGACCTTCTGTTCAAATTCAAACATGTCTCCTGACGTGCCTGCTTTATCGTCCGTGCGGACAACATTGAACAATCCGTGGAGGATTCTTCCTTTGTCGTCATGACGTTTCAGAAGTTTCAGAGCCTTCTGTTTTATCGCCATGAGCTTAACCGGGTTTTTGACTTCCTTGCCGTCTTTGGCTATGTAAGAGGATACATCGATTATCGAGAACAGCCCGACGAAGTATCTTTTTACCTTTGCATCGCAAAGAGGACAGGGTTTGTTCAGGTTTTTCAGACAGGTGAAGTAATATCTCCATTCTCCGTTTAGGCGCACCTGATGCTCCCAAAACGTAAAAGGATCTTTGTCAAGAAAAACTATCTGTCTTTCTTCACCGACCTTCAACCAGAATCGGTTTTGTTTCGATACGTCCGGCAATTTGTCGACTGCATCGAAGCCTTGTTGATACCAACCGCTCATAACGTTTTCTCCTTTATCAGTTTATGGTTGTTATAAAATGTATTGAGTTTAGAACATTCAAATACCGTGCTAAGATTTTTTTAATCCGCCCGATAATTTCTTTGGACATAATTCTGCGACGCCACTTCTAATAGCTTGAATAGGGCTTAAAATGAGGATCGCATAAACCTAAGTTTTCTTTTCTGTCCCAATATCATCTGCCGGTGCTATGAACAAATCGAGTCCATAACTTTCGTATGCACCAGCTATCGTATACGTACTTACATTCAAAATTTTGCTCATCTCTTTGAAATTCAAAGAGACGTTCTGATCAAAAAAATCTTCCAGATTCTTGTACCCGTTTTCTTTTGCTCTGTCATCAAGCTCTACAAACTTCTTCATTACAGATCCACGAAATCCTGGACAGCTTTCGGTTCCAGCCATTCCATCATATCCGCAAAAAGCAATAGCGCATATCCGCTTAATAACCTTGTCGAGCCTTCTTCAAAATTGTTCATGCTGAACTGTATCAGTTTCTTATCTATCGGGAACGAACCACAACTCTTTTCCAGCCTAATAAAGTCACTTGTTCTTATCATAACGTAATTCGAGTCATGATTTCTCGTGAATATCACCATGGGAATCACTTTATTGAACAATACCTTCGTGGCCGATTCGAACAAACTTGCTGACTCTCTTCCCAGCTTGAAATAAGACTCCATCAGCTCCTCCCAATATGCTGCGAGTCGATGCTTATCAGTCAGCAATACTTTCTCCACGCCCTTCCATGCTTCTTCATTCTTGCATGAAATCAGAAATGGGCATTTCTGCGG